ACGAAGCTGGTTTCCTTGGCGATGGAACCGGGGCTTATCATGGCGTCGTTGGCCTTGCCAATGCACTGGCAGCAGGATCGGTTGTTACGGCAGCAACCGGACAAAACACGGCGGCAACGATCACGATCGCGATGTTCCAAGAAGCTCTTGGCAAACTCCCGGCCTTTCCTGGAATCAATCCGGTCTGGTTTGTCTCCAAGCCTGTTTGGTCGAACGTCATGGGTCGCCTTCAATTGGCCCTCGGCGGGAACAACAAGGAAGATCTAGGGCAGGGGCCTGTGACCCAGTTCCTCGGCTACCCGGTCGTCTTCTCTGAGGTCTTGCCAAAGACCATCGGAGCTTCCACCAAGTTCGGCTACTTCGGTGATTTGCGAATGGCCTCCACGCTCGGCTTGCGTCGCAATTTCGAGCTGGTCGGCGACGTTTCGCGGTACTTCGAGACCGATGAAATCGGTTTCCGATCCACCATGCGATGGGATTACAACGTCCACGAGCGTGGCGATGCAAGCAACCCAGGGCCAATCCTCCAATTGGTCTCGGCCTCCTAATTCAACCCAACAAAAGAAAGTAGGTGACTTGTGAATCCTTTGCATTACGTGAAATGTGTCTCGGCAATCAAGCCAGCGGCAATCGTCGACAACGCGACGGTGACGGCTGACGTTATTGACTGCCGAGGTTTTGACTTCGCTTTGATCGTACTCCAACTCGGAGCGACTGACATTGCGATGACAGCCTTGAAGCTACAACAAAGCTCCACCAGTGGCGGCGTTTATGCCGACATTACCGGAGCGACGTTTGCGGCTGGAACGGGCTACAACGGAGCTACACTTGCCTTGCCAAGTGCAACCGACGACGGCCAGACTTGTGCTTTCATGGTCGACATGAGAGGCAGGGAACCGTTCTTGAAGGTTGTCGCGACCTTTGGCGATGGCTCTAACGGCGGTTTCATCGCGGGCGTCGCTGTCCTTGGTTACGGCAAATTGCCACCAACGACTTCGGCGGGTGTTGCCGATGGCGATGTTTGCTTGGTGATCTAATGATCGTCGAGCTATTGACAATGTGGAGAGGCTTTCCGGCTGGTTCAAGGCTGGAAAGTCTCTCCGATGGCGTAGCGTTGATTTTGATTCAAAGGGGTGTTGCAAGTGCGATTGAAACCCGAAGTAGTGACGAAACCAACAGCCGAGCCGGTGACGCTCAGCGAGGTCAAGAAACAACTCGAAATCGCAAGCAGCGACACAAGCCATGACACGCACTTGACCGCTCTAATCGGGGCGGCTAGGGAGCAATGGGAGCACGATACCGACAGCGTGACATGTTTTCAAACGCTTCGGATCCGGTTGCCTTATTGGACCGATGGACTCAAGCTACCGCGAAGCCCGATTCACTCGATAACCTCGATTCAATACTACGATGGCCTTAACACGCTCCAGACGCTAGCGGCAAATCAATACCAGTTACACGTTGACGAAATCCGGTTGGCGTACCTAGTGACGCTACCGGCTACCGTATCGCGTTGGGATGCCTGGACCGTAACATACAAGGCTGGACATTCGCAAGACGGCCAAAGCGTACCAGAGGCGGCTAGGGCGGCTATCTTGATGCTTGCGGCTCACTACTTTGAAAATCGAGACATGCTTATGTCCGATGCGATGCAAACCATGCGACCTTATGAAATGTTGGTTCGGCGATTTATGCGGAGCAGCTACCCATGAGGCCCAAGAACCAGCGCACCGGGGCCCTGCGCCACCGATGCACGATTCAACAGACGACAGAGACGCAAGACTCAAGCGGGCAGCCTATCGTTTCTTGGACGGCTTACGTAGTTGACGAGCCTTGTCAATTCACGCCGACGGCTGGAATCGAATCGATGAGGGGCCGACAACTTGAGGCAGGCACAAGGGCAGTTTTTCGAGTCAGATACCGATCGGGATACACGGTTCAAATGCGAGTTGTTTACCAGGGCGAAACCTACGGAATCACGGCGGTAAACATGGTCGACGGCTTGCGAAACTACATCGACATCATTTGCGCGGCGGTGTTGCCGTGAGTACTTCAATCGAAATAAACGAGGATCTTATCAAGCAGATCGGCCAAATCCCCTTGATGCTTCGCAACGCTCCATTCGGTCGATGTCTGGGGGCGTTTGCCAAACCTGTTGCGGCGGCTTGCGAGGGTCACGCTCAATCTTCAAGGGCTACGGGATCGCGGCTAAAGTGGTCCAAGAAATTCAAAAACAATGCGGCGTTCCAAAACGACTCTCGGCAACATTTTTCGCACAAGGTTTTTAAGGGTGGCATTGGCGTTGTCATTGGAGCGACCTGGAAAGAGGGCAATAAGCAACAGTTTGTCATGCCCTACAAAAAAGGCGAAAGCTACACCCGCTATCATTGGGGCGAGCCAGGTTCGCCTGTGATTTATACGGGCCGATCCGGTCGGCAATACACTCGAATTAACCGATCAAAAGCGACCGTTGCGACATTTCCGAAAGAGCAACGCGCCCCAATGAAGGCCTATCGCCAAACCTCAGGCGCGGCCGAAGCGGCTTTCGTCAATCAACTTCAAAAGGAAGTAAAGGAGTTACGAATTGGCTAAGAATCTTTCATTAACCGGGACCGTCACGATTGCATCAAGTGGAACCGTATCGACGGCGATTACCATCGAGGGCGGTCGGACGGTGCTTGCACTCAGGACGCCAGCGACGCTAACCGGAACTGAATTTAAGTTACAGGCATCGACCGATGGCGATAACTTTTTTGCGTTGTACAACGGATCTACCGAATACGCGGTAACGGTTGCGGCGTCGCGGTACATCGCCCTAAATACCGAAGTGATGGCCGGGGTGCGATTCCTCAAGGTTGTCAGCGGGTCAAGCGAAGCGGCATTGCGGACCATTGGCATTGTGAGCGGGGAGCTGTAAATGTCGGCAATCGGCGAAGCATTGCGAACCAAGCTACTAAGCTATTCGGCGGTATCTACGCTTATCGGGCAGCGTATGTACCCAGACGCTTTGGTTCAAAACGCAACGCTTCCATCCGTGGTTTACTACGTCACTTCGACCGAACGAGAAGATCACTTGCAGGGAATGAGCAAGCTGGCCGAAGCGCGATTTATCATTGAATGCTACGCACTGACGCGAACGACAGCAAGCGCGATCAGTCGAGCGATTAGAGACACTGGAATCGATGCCTTTCGGGGCGTTGTCAGTTCACACACTTTTTGCGGAATCAAATTCGACGCCGATCAATACATGCAGGAGCCGCCAACAGACGGCAATCAAGAGCACAGGTACATAGTTTCGTTTGATATGCTTGTCCACTACAAGGAGCCTTAAACATGGCAGCATTGACAGTTGCAGATACCGGACTCGGAGCGACGATTTCGGGTACCAGTCTTATTACTACTCAGGTGGTTTCCATCGGCGAAATGACGATCAGCGTCGATTCGCTCGATATTTCAAGCCTTGACACAACCGGCTTTGAGGCCCTTCGACCTTCGGACCTTCGCAAGAATCCCGAAGTCGATGTTGTTTTCAATTGGCTCGGGGCGGCGATTCCCTTCGCGGCTACGATGATTCCAACGTCGGAGCCTTACGCGGGAACTTCCGTGACGATTACTCTGCCGGGAGCCGGATCCTTTCAGGGGACCGCTTTCGTCAAGGAGGTTAAGACTCCGAAACTCGGAAAGGGCGAAGTTATGAGGGGCTCGTACAAGCTCCAGTTTGACGGCGCGACCGATATTACCTTCACCCCTGCATAAGGAATGATCGAAGATGGTTTTTGAACTAAATCGCCAGCGCGGAATATCGTTGGCTACTGGGATCGAGCGGGACTTGAACCAATGCCAGATCCGCGTTGGCGGTAAGCTTGTCGGCTATTTGCCGTTTGGTGAATCGCCTCAAATTCTAGCGATATTTGAATTCCCGCATGATGCCTTGACGGCCGACGAAATCGCATCGCTCGAAATGCAACTCGAAGCGATTCAGGGCTATCCGGCCAAGGTTCAGCCGCCTGAGCAAGTTTCGCGTACATTCGTCAAAGCGGCACTTGAAGCAATCGCACAAGCAAAGGACGAAGAGGACGATGAGTAACCAAGACGATTTCCTTGCACTTGCAAAGCGTGATTTGGCCGTCGAGCCGGTCACGGTCAAGGGTCGGCAATATTTCATCCATGAGCTATCCGAATCGGATGCGGCAAACATGGAAGTCGAATTGCAGACCAAAAAGGGCTATGACTGGACAGCACATCGGCGGGTGATGGTTGCCTATTGCCTTCGAGACGAAGCCGGGCAGCGGGTTGTAACGGATCCAAATGTCCTCAAAGACCTCCCGCGTTCGGTTGTCGGGCCCCTTTACGATCAGTGCTGCGAAATCAATCAGTACGACCAGGGCGAAATCGAGGCCCTTGCAAAAAAATCAGAAAGAGCCGACGCCTAAAAGTGGCGTTTAGGCTCTGCCTGAAATGGGGAATCCAGGATCCGGCGGCGTGGATGCAAAGTCTACCCGCTGGGGCTCTTAATCAGTGGCTAGCTTGGGACATGGTGGAACCAATGGGCGAAAAGTGGATGCAGACTGCAAAGCTCTTGGAAGCCCTCTATTTGCCCATGTACGCACGCGCCGACGAGGAACCGCCCGACGCATCGGATTTCATGCCGGATCGATTCTACAGGCCCAAGGTTAGCGCAGCCTCGATTTTGAAGCAGTCGGCTCAGTCGTGTAAAGCGATGGCGAACCAAGTGAAATCGATGTTCGGATTCGGAGGCAAGTAATGGCACAGACGATCAACGTAGCGAACCTGAAAGTCGGATTCAAAGCCGATGGAAGCGAATTCCTGCGAAACGAATTGTCGTTTTTAACTCGAACGATCAAGGCCAGTGAAACGCCATTCCAAAAGATGGCCAAGGATGTTGCTATCCTCGATAGGGCGTTTGCTCAAAACGGAATTACGGCGGCTCAGTACAACGCAGCGGTCGACACGCTAGCCAAGAAGCATGGCGTAGCGGCGATCTATGCCGATCGAGCGGCAGAGGCCAACCGGAGGCTTGCTGAATCGGAAAAAGTGGCAGCAGAGGCGGCAAAAGCCCAGGCAGCGGCAGAGGCTCAATCGGCTAAGCTTCTGTCCGAAAAGCAAGCCAAGATTGCAAGTTATCGAGCAGCGGCGATGTCTCGGCAGCAAATCTTTTCCGAGATTCCAGATCCGTTTCGCGGGTGGGGCAATGTCGACGCAAAGACCCAGGGCGTTAACGGGCTTGCTGGGGCTCTTGGCAGGGTCGGCGCGGCCGGGCTTGCTATCGGGGCCGTCAAGGCTATCGCGGACCTTGGGCAAGCGGGCTTGAAAGTTGCGATGGCAAGGGAGCAGGTTCAGGCCCAGCTAGAAGTGCTAACCGGATCCGAAAAGGCGGCTCGAAAGCTCATCGACGCGACGATCGAACTGGATGCAAAATCGGCTCTATCGGCTACTCAGTTTCAAGACTCGTCGAAGGTGCTCTTGGGCTACGGGCTTAGCGTCTCGGAGGTGATTCCGTCGCTCGGCAAGCTGTCCGAAATCTCGATGGGCAACAATGAGAAAATGCAATCGCTCACGCTTGCATTCGGACAGGTGCGGGCTAACGGTCGGCTTATGGGCCAAGAAGTCTTGCAAATGGTCAACGCGGGATTCAATCCCCTGCAAGAAATAAGCCGTACCACGGGCGAATCGATGGTTTCCCTGCGGGCTCGAATGGAAGCCGGGAAAGTATCCTTCGAGGAAGTCGCCAAGGCGATGGACACTGCGACAAGTGCAGGCGGTAGATTTGCCGGGATGAACGATAAGATGGCCGACACGACGGCGGTAAAGCTTGCTAAGCTCGATACGCACTATCAAAACTTCCTTGCGTCGATCGGGCGTGAAGTCGCCCCGGGTGTGAACAACGCATTGGATCTAGTCAACAAGACCATCGAGGACACGCCGAAACGCGGGGATGCTATGGCGGGTTGGTGGATGACCCTAACGGGCAATGCGAACCAATACTATCGACAGATCGAAGTCGTCAATAAAGCCAAAAAGG